AACATGGCTACACAAGTAGCTCACTCTCATAAAATGGTGCGTGCGTTTGCTATAGCACCTACTGCAAGTTGCAGTTATCGCAGCAAGGATCTGGACGGATACACTTGCACCCCAGAAATAGCTCCTCCAATTAGTCGTACTGTCGATAGAGATAGTGCTACATTTGGAGTAGAAACATATGAGTACGGTGATGTAGAGATCGCCTCAGAGGTTGGTTGGAGTACCTATAAAAAGGTAGCTGACGAATTCCTCAAGCTCTACCAAAGTACAGGACTTCTTCATGGCTACAGCTTTAACTCTTGGAGTGATGTTGTAGAATACGATAATGCATTCGTCGAAGAGTGGTTGGATTCACCCCAGACCTCCTTATATTACAGCCTTCAGGTAATGGGAGACGTACAAGATAAGACAGATGCATACGCTGCACTGGATAAAGAAGACGTTGATAATTACTTGCAGCAGCTGTTAAATGAACCAGAACCACAGTGCGACTGTCAAGAATAATGAGGAAACATCCCTATCAAAAACTATTAGACCGTAAACGGAAGTGGTCACCCGTACAAACTACTGCTGGAGAACTGAAACATGGAGCAGAAGAAACGATTTACCGTGCTCTCGCTTTACGCCATTTGGAGTTACCAGTCGGTGAATTTATTGAGGACGCACTTACTGAAGTACCTGCACTCTCAAGGGATCTACTTAGATCAAACGTAAAAGACGAAGAGAATCACGACCTTGCATTAGGATACATAGCAGAAGCTATTGGGGTAGATCCTAAATCAGAAGCAGAAGCTCTCAGGCTGCGTGCAGCTTGGGAAGCTCACCCCGATCACACCATTTGTAAAGCATTAGTAGCTGAACGTGCTATATTCTTTGTTTTATTGCCTTTCTTTCGCTTTTCTGGTGATGCTGGTCTCAGAACGGTATCAGCTGATATTTCCAGAGACGAACAAATACACGTGGCCGCTAATAGCCTTGTATGTCACGAGCTGGGCTTTTCTCCTAGTCAATCTTTGGATAAACTTAGGAAGGCCACGATTAATTGGGTACTCGAACCCCTAGGTATAAATACTTACGACAAATATTTGGACAAAAAATTCTGGCTAGATACGAGCGATCGCTTAATGTATGAAGGCAAGGCTCCAGAACTTTCTGCCACCAAAGCATCTAGAATGCCAGCCTTTTTTGAACACAACAATGTCAACCTCCCACAATATGCTTGAGGCCATCACTGGTCCCAACATGAACTACATCCTCGAAGAATTAGAGGAGAACTTTCCACCAACCACACCAAACCCAGAGGATTCAATGCAAAAAATTATGTACAGATCTGGACAACGCTCTGTGGTTGAGTGGATTGTCCATCGAATGGAAGAGGTAAGAAGCGATGGCTTATGATGACAAAGGAAGATGGGTTCCACCATCAGAAGCATCAGCATGGGAAAATGAAGATAGCCTTGCTGATTCATTGAGGTTATCAGGAGAACTTGGAGCTAAAGAAAGACTTGAAGATTTATTTGATTCAGGTAAAGATAGATGGGAGTCCCAAGATTGGGAAAGTGATTTAGATGAACGTAAACGGTTTGAAATTCTAGATCTTTATCGTCAAGACTACGAAGCAGGTAGAGGATTCGCTGATGATTGGGGTATCCAATTTGAAAGAGAAGACATAGACATTGATGATGATGGTGGTTTATGGGAAGCTAAAGAGTTATACCATGCGTTAATGGGTGATGGGTATGACATAGATTATGCACATTACAATAACAATTTAGCTTACAGATCTACTGTCGCTAAACTTGGTAGTGAATATGGATTTGCAGATATGCGTTCACCATTCTCAACACCGAGACAGATCATGGCAGCTAAAGCTCAACTAGAACAACCCGGTTATGATTGGGATGAGGCATGGGTTAAGAATAACGCAATGACTTATACTGATCAAGAGGTTGAAGCACTAGAAGACTTTGCAAAACATAATCAAACAAGACACTTCGATCCTAAGACTAACATCACTACCTACCTAAACCCACAAGATAACAGAAGTTTATCTACTAAATTGTATGAAGCTAGAGGTGCAGGTAATTACAATCAATTAAAAGAACCCGGTTCTCCACAGTTTATAAATGTTATAGCTGGTGAAGTACCTAAAGCAGAGTACACACCTGAGGGTCAAAGGATTGTGACTGATAATGATGTCCGTCAAATCTATCAAAGATATATGGGTAGAGATTACAACAGTTCTGAAGCTGGTAAAGGTATAGAACAATGGGAAATTGATTACTGGCAGAAGAGTATAGCTGATAATAATTGGGATTACAAAACATTTGAGAATACTATAGCTGCTTCACCTGAGGCAAAGATTGCTGGTGATAAAGGTAAGGCATACTTCAACCCTAATGCAGGTAAGGAAGCTGAGATAACAGGTAAGTTAACAGCCGAACCTGCACCAATCAACCCACCTGATTTAACTATCAGAAAGGTAACAGTTAAACAACCAGATAATATAGATTCTGGTTGGCGAGTACCGGGGGTATAGAAAATGTCTAAAGCTGAAATCACAGAATATTACAAAAAATATTTAGGTAGGGAACCTGATGCTGCTGGTTTAGAATATTGGTTAGGTAACTTAACCAGTGGAAAGGAATCATTAGATTCAATCCAATCTAATATACAAATATCAAGTGACGCTCAAGAATATAAAGCGGCACAAGCAGCAGTCAAACCTTGGCAACAAAATTACGATGCTACTACCAGTAACTTTGAAGATCTAAATGATATCAAAGCAGCAGAGTCTAATGATCCTAGAAAAGTATCATTTGAAAATAACATTACTGGGATGCTTGAGCAGAAAGGTTTACTTGCTGATCAGGCTCAACCATATATAGATAGTGCTTACGCTCAAGATACTACACTAGATGCACTGAAGCATACCGCACAACAAACAGGAACCGCTGAAGATCGTGGTGATGTTTGGGGTGCTAGTGATGACAGTTCAGGTAAGTCTTTCTTAACAGGACAAGAGTCTTCAACTCAAGCTGCATCAGATAACTGGCAAACTAACGCTGAGATGATTTCTAAATTATACACAGAAGGGTTTGGACGTGAAGCTGATACAGCAGGGTTAAAGTATTGGACTGAAAAATTAACTGATGGTTCAATGACTTACGGTGACATAGCTAAATCATTTGGTGTGTCAGAAGAGGCAGGTATTAGAGATGCATACCACCAAGAGTATGGTAGAGATGCTGATGATGCTGGACTACAGTACTGGTTAGCACATGAAGATGGTGCTGCAGCTGCTCTAGCTACTATGCAAGATTCAGGTACACTTGAGACTGAATTAAGAGAAGGTTATGGTACACACCTTGGTCAGTTCTCTAAAGAAGCAGACCGACAAGCTAACATAGCAGCTGGTGGTATGTGGACTGACGTACAAGAAGGTGGTTACAAGAATTTAGACTGGCGTGATTTTGAACAAAGCCAACTTACAGGAAAAACAGATGCAGAAAAAATAGCATCTGCAAAGGCTGGTGTTCTATCTGACGATCACATACAAAAAGACTTTGATCAATTAAAATATGACTTTGGTCATCGTAGTGAAACAGATATGCATGATGATTTCAAATTAGATGCTACAGGTACATACTCAGCTGGAGATCAGAAGACTGGTCTTGCTAAATTCCAAGAGGACATCTTAAAAGGAGAAACAACATTAGAAGATGTAAAAAATATACTTGAACGACGTGGTGATGTGATGACAGTTGGAGCTTTTTATGATGTAGATGATACAGAAGGTGGTTCAGGTATTGGTAGGACTCTCACCTTAGATGAGATACAACCATATATGTCTGAGTCAAAAGACTTGAATGAGTTCGCTGCAAATCTAGGTGAAGAGAAATGGGCATTACTAACTAAAGAACTTTACAAACAACCACATCCTGAACTAGGTTGGGGTGAGGTAACATATCCTAAAGGCAAAGGTGCTGCAGGAGTCATAGCTAACCCCGGTGTAATGGAAGGTGTAGATGTAAGAGGTACTAACCGTAATACATTATCACATGATTACCAAGTACCAGTCCCACCTGATTATCAAGGTCCAGATAAAGCTAATGTAAATAGACAGAATGTAGATTATATGCCTGACCTTGACGGTACTGTACCTGATAGAAACATAAGACCTTTAGATAGTAGTTACACCCAAGCTCCACAACAGGCTACAAGAAAACAAGGTGCGTTTGTAGCTGGAACCAGTGCTCAAGGTGTTAGACGTAGACAGTCTAGTGCTGCTAGATCAGGTAGATCTGCAATGGGTACCAAGCAACTAGCTCGTAACAATATGCAAATCAAATCCCTTAATATATAATGTCAGCTAAAACAAAATATGACAGTTTATCATCCAATCGTTCCCAGTTCCTAAGCATAGCGGAAGAGGCAGCTAAGCTGACCATTCCATATCTAGTTCGTGGTGAGGAAGAGTTCATGCGTGGTGCTAAAAACTTAAGCACACCATGGCAATCAGTAGGTGCTAAAGGTGTAGTAACCTTAGCAGCTAAACTTCAACTTGCATTGGTACCACCTAACACTAGCTTCTTTAAGCTACAAGTTAATGATGGTATGCTAGGACAAGTTGAACCTCAAGTTAAAACAGAACTAGAT